CATCATTGCAGCTCCTACCTGCTCCACCGTGCGGGGCCCCTGACTCTATGTCAGCCGCCGTGGGTTCTACCACCTTTGGGGTGGCAGTAAGTTGATCATGCCATTGCTAACATTCCTGCGTGGGAAACGGGGAGGGAACCAACCTCCATCAGTCCGGCAGTTTCTGCTTCACTACTGAGTGTTCGTTACAACACTTGGGGCAAATTGCACCAAGTACGCGTTGCAAGCCCAGACAGCGCGGCTCGTGCCGCTCGTGGCATAAAAGATCTGACCCGAGGCACTCCCAGCAAGTGCTGCCGAGAGACTGCAGTACAGTAACATGACCGAGTTGACCACAACTCCATACACCGCCATACCATCAGTGATGGTGAGAGATGTAACGAGTGTCTGCTCAGTAGTAGTGGAAGCATTGTACTCCACACTAGTCTGCCAAGCATTGGCCAACGTCGTTCCGGTTGCCGGGGTACTTGCACTAGCGTTGATAATGATCTTGAAGACCGTACCAGACGTAAGCGCTGTGATACTCGAGTTTGTACACTGCACCATGTTAGGGGTGGTTGGCGTTGCACTGAAATCAGTGATCTGAATCCCTTGCAACACACCACCACTGAGTGGTAACAATGAGCTGTGTGGCGAGAACATCGTGGTTTTGAACTCCACGTCGTAATCAATGAGAAGATAGCCAACTGTTTCCGAAAGTGTTGCACAGTTGGTATATGTCTGTAGTTCTCCAAACACATGCTTTGCGATATCCGGACTGACGAACGGGTCAATAAGCCTAAACTCATTGTCGCAATCAACCTCAATTGAGTGGTTTTGCCAGATCGGTCCCATCATAGCATTGCCGCGTGTCATAACCCGTGGGAGGAAAGAGGCGGCAGCACCATTCTCGGCTGGCTCAGTGATACTAGCTGCATAGACTATGGCTATCTCTCCATCAGTGCTCGTAGGCACTTTTGTGATGTAGTGAATGACTAGTCTGCGCCACCGGTAAAACTGGTAACTTCTAGCTATATTGCCAAAAGTGGAGTTGGCGTAGTACATAGGGTGCAAAGGTGCCTCAGCAGATAGTTGCCAATTTGCGTTAGCAACTTGGGTCACTGGACTCAGAAACTCGCGACCCTGGAGAATTACTCCGTCCTTGGTCGGACGTGTTGCTGGTTTCGTGCTCCGCACTGAGGTACCAATGCTGACCGGGGGTGTCGCCACTGCGAGTGACGGTCCTATCGGGTCCAAGTACCTGGATTTCTGTTTTAAGTTTGGTGTTGGCCGAGCGTTATTGAGAGTACTCAACTCCTGCTTGAATCGTTCCAGCCTTGCCCGTTCCTCCTTTGTTAAAGGCGGCAGGTTTGGCTTGTTCTTTGCGCGTCGTGGTGCCATCACTTCTTGTACTAGTTGTTTCTGTTCTTTGGTTCCTATTGCTGCTTTCAGAGATGGTCCGAAAACGTAATCTAATATTGTCGTTGCTAGTTCTGTGCTAATATTATCAAGGGCCTGTGTCAGCGGGCCGCTGGCTATTCGACCTAACCCCTGTAAACCCACTGCTGCTCCTGCGATGAACCGTTTGGGGTCACCTGTTCCAGCTGCAGTTGTAAGGTTAACGCCTGCGAACGTGAGGTCCGCGGCCACCAAGTCTGCGCCAGTTGCATAAGCAGCGTCGTGAATTTGACAAGTAAGATCGAAGTCATCAACAGCCGGAGTAGTACCAACCACTGAGGGCTGATATTTTCCGTCAGACCATCCAGGCCCACAATAATTGCCATGGTATGCTATTCCTAAAGACATTCGTATATAATTGGTTCGCTGATAATATCAGTGGGGGTGTGGACATATTGCCACGAGTCGTAGTAGCGCTCAAGAGCTACCTGTTCATCGGGTGTAATACCCCAAGCAACATAGACATCATACCGACTCTGGTTGTCAATACAACGTCCACGACTATCCATCCCCCTGGACAACATACGCATGCCAGTCTGCATAAAGACGGCCTGCGACATTTTCCCCTTATCATCAACTCCATTACGCACATAGGCATTATAGAATGACTCCATTATTGGAACTCCTCGACATAGGGCCAGTCCGCACTGTCCAACACTGTACAGCCACTTCCTTATACCTGTCTCGGATTCACCTGGCATTATGCACATGGTATCTTTTGCTAGCGCGGTCATAATGTTCCTTACCATGGTCCATACCCCATTCACTCTGACCGGCCGCATTTGACAGAACTCCATAAGCTGGAAATCATAGACGGGCTGCTCGACAGTCATTCGCAAACCATATGCGTAAAACCACTCGCTCAACCCCTCCATAAACCCAGCCAAATCCTCTGCCTCCATAAACACAAAGCAATCATCACCATTATTGATGAGTTTGACGTGGATGCCACGCTCAAGCGCGTATGTCCATACCAACCCACACATGATGAGACAATTTCCACAAGCGGTGTTCATATCACCACTGAACCTTTTACCTTTTACCTTGTAGAACAACTTTCCATCATCACAGTATCCACCACCGCGATTATACATCTGCCACCTGAGAAGCCGCCGCAATTCAGGACAATTCTTGAACACCTTAAGATAAAGTTGGTGTTCCCAACCAAGCAGGGCTGAATTAACGTGCATGTCAAATCTCTTAGCATCAAGTCCCACACCAACTGGTCTCTTGAAACTATTCCACTTGCCGCGCGCAATTCTTGCTACCTGGTCCACATTGTACCCTTTCATTACAGTTGGCCCATCACCAAAAACTCTGGCGATCCAACGATACAACTTGTGTTCGAGTGGCTTGATGTAGCGACCAAGACTCAGGTTATACCGTGGCTTTCGTGGCTGAATGCACCGTGGTGCCTTAGCCGTGTTCCCCTTCTCTACTTTGACAAACGCAGCACTGTAGGCATCTTCCCGGCTCACTGGCTTGTGATCCAAGTCCTTCTTAGCCTGCTCATAGATAGTTCTCTTGCGACCGCTGTACGTCTCAACCACTTCTTCAAGGGTGAGGGCAGTGACAGGGGAACTAGATTCCATCAGCTTGCGTGTGAATGACTTTAGACCGTTAAGCACATGTTCCTTGGTGGGTTCGGGAGCGGGCAAAAGCTCATCCCCAACCTCACAGTAATACATCCTTTCCAACAGCGCTGTTGCTAAAGTGCGAAGATCTGAATTGAATATCCCTAGCGATCCAGACGGAGCTATGCCTGTGATCTTCGTGATCGCTCGGGGTTTTACGCCTGCCTTCCGCGGGTAGAGCTGCAGGTCACGGTGAGTCGCATTAGATGCGCGACTCACACCCTCCACCCTCGCGGGGCGGCCTCAGTACCACTGGCGTGATGGGCTACGACCAGTAACCCAATGTACCAGCTTCCTAAAGCGGCTGTATCCAGCTTCCGCAGCTACAGCCCGGTCCATCATAAGAGTAACGTAGTCTGCCTCCAACTCTGTGTCGCTCTTCATAAAGGTGAGAGCAACAACCATTGGTAGGTTCTGCGCAACATGTGTGGGCCTCAGCCCATGTCGCTGCATCACATCATTGGCGAATCTTCTGACACTCAACACATTAGCAGGCGTACGCTCGGGGGAACCAAACCGGTTCTTAACCTCTGCCACTACTGACTGGATGTATGCTCCACTCTTCTTCGCATCAACCTGTCGAGTGTTCTGTACCACGCTAGTGCCACTTTGTAATGTCACATGGGGGGCCACGACGCTCCTTACGTTACGTTTCTCTTCTTCCGTAGTGATATCACACTTTGCTACGGAGGGCAGATGGATGCCCCTTAACTCATCGGTGGGAACCTCCTTTGAGTCGACCACCACGATTGTGGTTGGTATTTCTTTCACCTCGAGTCCCATCATGTGCTGATTATGGTAATGGGCCAGCACGGGATCACTGACGCACTCTTCAGCCAGTGCGTCACTCGGGCGCAATCTCTCCTGAGCGTATGCTACCGCCTCCTCATCAATGTCAGCACGGCAGCAAATCCAGCGCATGAAGCGCTCACTCAAACTCAATCCTATCAAACTCGGCGTAAAGTGAATCTTCGGCATTATGGATGGTTAGTCCTTGGTTGAGAGATCTAAAACTAGTTGTGGGATGCAACTAGGAAAACG